TATGTTATACGTAGCTCGCAAAAACGGCAAGAGTACGCTACTCTCTGGTATCGCTCTGTACTGTCTTATAGCAGATGGAGAAGCCGGCGCAGAAGTCTACAGTATCGCAAACAAGAAAGACCAAGCGAGACTCGTCTTTACAGAAGCTCTAAACATGGTACGACAGAGCCCAGAGCTCTTAGAGATCACGAAGAAGAGAAAGAGCGACTTATACTTTCCGCTCACTTTCTCGAAGATGCAACCGCTCGGACGATGTAGCGATACGCTCGACGGACTTAATAGCTCTCTGGTCATAATAGACGAGCTTCACAGTATCAAAGATCGCAATACCTACGAGGTGATGAAACAGAGCCAAAGCGCAAGACGAGAGCCGCTTCTCGTAATGATAACGACCGCCGGCACTGTGAGAGAGTGTATTTTCGACGATATGTATAAATACGCTTGCGGCGTCTGCGACGGTACGATAACCGACGAGCACTTTCTACCGATACTCTACGAGCTCGATAGTAAAGACGAGTGGCTCGAGCCGATGGCATGGGAAAAAGCTAATCCGTCGCTAAACCGTATAAAGAAGCTCGACGACCTTATAAGCAAAGTAGAGAGGGCAAAGCAAAGCCCGAAAGACCTTACCGGCGTACTCGTGAAAGACTTTAACGTAATATCTACGGTCTCGAGTACGTGGCTTACTTTCGAGGACATAAACAACGAAGAGACCTTCGATATAGCAGACTTTAAGGGCTACTACGCTATCGGCGGCGTAGACCTGTCTCACGTAGGAGACCTTACCGCCGCTACGCTTCTCTTTATGGATAAGAACGAAAAGCGCTACGTTACCCAGATGTATTGGCTACCGAAAGACCACTTCGAGAAGCGAGTACACGAAGAGAAGATACCTTACGATAAATGGTACGAAGCCGGACTTCTGCGGCTCTGCGAGGGTAACCAGATCAATTATACAGATGTTACGGCGTGGTATCTCGAAATGGTAGAGAAGTACGACGTAACGCCGGCGTGGATATACTACGACCCTTATAGCGCCGCTTACTGGGTGCAAGAAATGCAGAGCTACGGCTTTAATCTCGTGAAATGCTACCAAGGCGTAAAGACGCTCTCGCTACCGATGCAGAAGCTCGGCGCAGATTTACAGGCGAAGAAGATTAACTACAATAACTCGAGCTTGCTTAAGTGGTGTATCACGAATACAGGCATAAAGACCGACGTAAACGGCAATATACAGCCGGTAAAGGCTCAGAGCGCTAAGTACCGTATAGACGGCTTAGCGAGTCTCTTAGACGCCTACGTAGGGCTTACAGACCATTACCAAGAGTATTTAGACACTATAGAGAGGTGAGACAATGGCAAACCAGAGATATATTAAGAGCGGCTTATACTTCAAAAAAGACAAGCAAGCCCAGATATATAAACACCATAGCGGCGGCTATGACGACGAGGGCTTTCCGACCGGCGACTATTACACGCCGGTAGCGCCGGCTCTTCTGTGGTGCTATGCGAAACAGCTCACACAAGAGCAATTATACGCCGCTCACGCTTATTGGAACGACGAGACGAGACTCTTCGTATTCAACTACAGAAACGACGTAAAACAGTACGATTTACTCTACTACGCCGGTAAAGATCAGTGGTACGAAGTAACGAGGGTAGACACGACCGACGACTATAACGGCGAGCTCTTCGTCTACGTGAAGAATACCAGAGCGCCAAAAGACGACGCTATAAAGCCGTATGGCTACGAGCCGTAATACATGAAACCACAGAGAGAGCCTACCAGACCGGCGGCTCTTTCTTTTTTGCGCTTATCCGTATTACTGTATAGTTACTATTGTTTATTGACAGCGCTAAAAAACTATGGTATATTGTCTATGGAATACTATGTTATCAGTAATACGAGAAAGAGAGGTTAAAAGCATGAGGGTAATTACTTTTCTTAATCAAAAAGGCGGCGTCGGTAAAACGACGAGCTGTATAAATCTGGGTGCGGCGCTCTCTCTTCGTGGTCTCAAGTGCTTACTCGTGGATATAGACCCACAGGGCAATTTATCCCAGAGCGCCGGCTATGACGAGCTCGCAGACGGCGACGTAACGACCTACGAAGTACTTAACGGCGAGGACATTAACAGAGCAATACATAAGAGAGACTCGTACGACGTTCTACCGACCGATATACGGCTCAGCGCCGGCGAGATCGAGTATATAAGCATAGATCGCCGTAACTATCTTCTTAAAGACGCTCTCGGTAAACTTAAAGCGAGCTACGACTTCGTACTTATCGACTGCCCACCGAGCTTAAACGTCTTTACGCTTATGGCTCTTACAGCGGCTACAGAAGTCATAATACCAGTACAGGCGCAATACTTACCGCTTAAGGGAGTAGCTCAGATCAGAGATACGGTAGAGCTCGTACGAGATCGCTTTAACCAAGAGCTCGAGATAACCGGCGTACTACTTACTTTCTTTCACTCTAACCAGAACTTAGACAAAGACGTACTCGAAGCGCTCGAGCAAGCTTTCGGCGATAAAGTCTTTAAGACAAAGATAAGCCGTAATAATAAGCTCGCAGAAGCGCCGAGCTACGGTAAAGACGTTATAGAGTACAGTCGGAATAGCAAAGGCGCCATACAGTACCGAGCACTCGCCGAAGAGCTTCTTAACATGAGACCACAGGGGAGAACATGAGAGAGATTAAGATAATACTCGAAGAAGACCGTCTACCGAGCGATATACACGGTATGACAAGCGAGAGAGACGGCGTATATTATGTACTTCTTAACGTAGAAGACCAGACAGAGCGAAAAGAAGCCGCTTTCTTACATGAGCTCTTACATATCTACCGAGAAGACTTTAAGAGCGGTAAGACCGTAGACGAGATCGAGACCGAGGTACGTAAAGAGCTCAGAGCAATAAAACAGTATATATAAAGCGAGGTGTAATAATGGTAGCGGCTACCAGAATGGTAACAAAAGAAGACGCTCTTAAAAGCGTAAAAGAAAACAAAGGAAGAGGAAGACCGACGGTATTAGAGACGAAAGACCTTATAATCGGCGTTCAGAAACATTATAGCTACAGGCGAGCCGTAAACGAAAAATACAGCGTAGCCGGCGGCGCTCTGGTCTCAATAGCAATAGGCGACGAAGACTTTAATAATATTTTTGTAACTGCGAGCGGCGATTTTAGATACCAAGGCGTACTCGAGCAAATAGGGCGATACTATTACGACGATAGCTTTACAAGTGAAGACGTAGACGAGGTTATTAAAATCGCTCTCGACGAGATCAATAAAGGCGAAAAGAGCAAGGATATAGAAAAAGCACTTCGTAAAATGAAAATCATAGTAAAGAAAGAAAGAGAGGTAGACCATGAGTAAAGCACTCGGCAATAATCCATTACTGAAAAAGGCAGAAGAGCCGGTACTCACAGAGAAAGAGGTAAGCGAGCTCAAAGCTCAGATAAGCGACGTAGACGACTTTACGACCATGAGCTTTAAGATCAGAAAAGCATACTTAAAGAAGCTCAGAGACTACGCCTTTACTAACCGGCTCGAGATCAAAGAAGCGCTCGACGATATACTCGGCGACTTTCTCGACCAGATCGACGACGCCGAGCTCATGGAGTACCCAGAGAAGCCCAAGAAGACCAGAAGAAAGAGAGGGTAAGAAGATGATAAAGCTCGAGACTACGACAGCGTACACAGCGCAAGAAGCCGCCGAGATGCTTAATAGATCGCTCTCGACCGTGAGAGCCTATATACGAGACGGCAAGCTTAAAGCTCATAAAGTCGGTAGAACCTACTACGTTACCGACCAGACTATAACCGAGTTTATAACCGGCGAGAGACCACCAAAGAAGACCGAGAGGGTAAGCGAATGATAGTAACATTTACAAAGAAAGAGCTCGAGCTTATCGAGAAGAAAGAAGCCGAAGCTAAGCAACGGTACGAAGAAGCTCGAGAGCGAGCTCGAACGCTCAGACCAGAAGCACCAGAGCCGCCGTATACCGGCAACGAGAGCAACGAAGAAGCGCTTAAAATCTATGAGGACTGGGAGAAAAGCGGCTCGGACGAGTGGCGCAAGGCTCACAGAGAAGAGATAGCTCTTAGCGCCGCTCGGTACGGCAAGAACACGACACGAAGCGAGCTTCTCAGAAAAGCCGACGACCGGCTCTTAAAGAAGATCACGAAGACCCAGACGGCTACAGTAAAAGCGCTCAAAGCTCAGCTCGACGTATATCTACAATCTGAAATTATGTATCTCAGCATAAAACACGACGACGAGGGACTCAGAGAAGCGATAGACGAGCTTTTTTACAAGCCTGTACAGACACTCGACGCAGATCATAAAGCCGAGCTCGACCGCTATATCGACTCAGCGCTCGAAGCTCTAACGGCGACAATAGGAGACGAACCGACTTACGTTACGTCTTTCGGGCTTAGTGTACCGCTCGACCCTAAAGCGAAAGAGTCGCCGTATTACTCTATCTACTACTTAGTACCGAGCGAAGAGTTACCGAGACATGAGACCACAGAGGAGAGAGACTACTACGTAACGAGACCGAAAGACTACGTAACGACTGTAGACAGACCGACGCAGAAGCTTTTTAATAACGCTCTCACGAAGCCGCTCGACGCAGACGCAGAAGCTCTATACGACGTACGGCTCGATAGAAAAGATAGAGTATCGGTACGAGTAGCTATAGACTACAGCGAGGTATTAAGCAAAGGTACACTCTTAGAGCTACCAGAGCTTAACCAGAGAGACTATAACGTACACGACGCTATCATAACTCAGCTATGCGCCGGTAACCGAGTAATGAGCTACGATATGATTTATAGAGCTATGACCGGCAAAGTCGGCGGTAAGATCACAGTACCAGACGAAGCCCGAAAGATCATAGACGAAGCTCTCGACAAGTTTAGAGGTACTTTTAAGCTCGAGTACGAGTATATCGGCGAGGACGGTATACGAGTAATACGATCTTTCG